GGTATTTCGCTCATTGCGTTTTAACCTCTCAGCAGTGGCACCTGGGCCGAATATGCTTGGAAAGCAATAAAGCTGTCCAGCAAACACTTCGAGTCCAGACCACAATATGCCACTGACAGTGCTAAATAAGCCACTGTCAAAATGGCAATTGCGGCTACGCCAGTCCACCTCTCCGTCATTGGAACGATACCTTTCGTATGCCGCTTTGACACGCGGCTCCGAACAGGGCAATTCGACCTTTTTGAAAAGGCGAGTTACCTGCCGGATTGCAGCTATTGCACATACGTCCGGTTCGTCCAAGACGAATCCATCGTCATCAAAGATGCGCCTGAAGTAACCCGACAATAAAGCCGGGAGATTCCGCCTTTTGCTTACTGATCGAAATCCAGTAAACATATCGCGCGTGAGGCGTCCTTGGGTGAGCCCCTTTAAAAGGGCATCATCCAAAGCGGGAAGAGTGATCGTAAGAAAACTCATCCCTTCTCTTTGATAACGGCTATGACAATAGTCATAGTCCTTGTCGATGGTGTCCGATGACTGCAGTCCTAAGTCGATTAGGACCCGTCTGAGGAGCATGGTCGGTATTTTCATCACTTCCCTTTAATATCTTAGGGTGTGGTGAGACCGTCCGTATGTACGTGAGCTTTACAGCTCGCCACCCAGGAGCTTATCCCGATTCGCATTGGTAAACCAAGCGAGGATACCGGCAGTAAGATAGCTGAGTTCCGTATCGGAAAAGCCCCAGCGGGGCTCATCCACGACGACCATAACGGAGGTTGAAATCTCCTTATTGAGCGCCGAGATGGGATCCGCTGCAATCTTCTTCTGTGTGAGGCGAACCTCACGACGAAAACGATTGTTGGTCTTGTTCTGTCGGATGTCAAATTGGAACGTCCCGTCCGCAGTTGCGAACGTGCCGATCCGATCCGGCTGGGTCGATCCCTGACGGGGAAGCGACTGAGCGACCGAATTGATGGTCACAGACTGGGGGTCAGCGTACATATGGAATCTCCTGATCCATTAAAAGGACCACTATTTAACACTAGTGGGTGTGGGCGCTTCACAGCGATCACAATCTCGAGAGCCCAAGAGCTCCCAAGATGCCCGCC